CCCTCTACTTTCTCTTTAGACGTTTCGCCTGTTTTTGTGTTTCTATAAATTGTTACTGTTGTGCAATCTATTTTATGTATATTATCCGTTTTCATTCTCTCTGTTTATAAGTGCATAACTTACAACACCTGTTATTTCATTTGCTGTATCTGCTTGCATCTTAATAGCATCTCCTGCTTCTAAATTCAAGGTGTCTTTTAACATATTTACTGTAGATTTATTAATTGTTTCGTGAGCTATTTGAATATTAGAACCACCCGATTTTGTTACATATAAATCTGTATCCACATTGGATGCTGTGTCGTGAACTGCCTGCACCATTTTTACAATAGCTACTGCCGATACAGATATAGTTAGAACTGTAGTTAAGTTAGTTGTAGTTAGATCAAATACTGAACTTTTATATTGTATTGTCATGATAAAAAATAATTAAATGCGTCTTGTTCATTTTTTAAATCTTCTTGAAAAGAAAAATTAAGTTGTTGTTTCATTGTTGTCATAGACTCAATAATTTGTCTTTGATTCTCCACATCATATTGTTGTGCTGGTTCAGGTATGTAATTAGTTAATTTAGCCATTATTTTCTAGTTTTATCTACGCCTTTTATTTTGCCTTTATTTTTTGAAGCATAGAATACAGTTTTACCTTTTTTCTTACCATATCTATCTTTCATAGATTTCATTATTTTTTTACCTTTTTTAGTAAGTGGCATGTTATCTCCTTCCGTCTGGTTGAGCGTCCATTCTAAAACTACCATAACGCCAAGTTTCTCCTGCAGCATCATTTTCTATTTTTAAAGATAGTAGTCTTCCTCTCGCTCTAGTATCTACTTTATCTGTAGTGGCTGTTATTGTAAAGGGACCTAAAGGTGAGCCTGTCTGAATATCAGAGGGATAATCCGATATAAATAATGTTACTTTAGAATTACCTACTAAAAATTTATAATCAGGCATAAATCTTCTCATTGACATAAATAGTTCTCCGTCATCAATATCAAAATCTCCAGATCTTATAAAAGCATTAATGGAAGTTCTACCTGAACTATTGACTTGATCGTTTCCTGTTTCGTGAACGTAGTATATTGATGCTCCGTATAGATTAGTAATACCTAATATATCTGGGAATACTGGAGTAGTAGTTGCTTGATAGTCCGTTGCATAAGGTTTGATAAAGACTCCTTGATCTTGATACGTAGTTCTAGCTAATGATGAAGTAGTCCAAACATTTTCTTGATAATTATAAGTCACACATCTATCTATTTGATCCGATCCATCTTTTGGATAAAACCAATTTACTTCTGTATATAAAGAATTAGATGAAGAATAAATAACATCGGATGAATTAAAATTAAGACCTAGGTTTCCATTCTGAACTGTAAACACAAAGTCTTCCACTAAACAAGGTAGGGCTTTGACAGTACCATCGTACATAAAAAATCCACCTTCATTAGACATCCAATAAACAGCGCCATTAACGTAAGAAGCTGCATGTTGTCCTATGCATCCACAGTTAGTACCCACTTGTCTAACACTAAAAGTAAAAGGTGGACCAACAAATTGAATTACATAAGCAGCAAGATCTGTTAATACAAAAACATAATCCTTACCTTGGAGAGCTGCTCTAATTTGATTACCTGTATCTAATCTAAAAGTACCTGCGGTGTTAGTAGCAGTTGGTAAATAAGTATTTAAATCTTCTTGATTAGAAAATCTTACAAACATCGGATCTTGAGTTGTTGAATCTCCAATCGTTGTTTCTGTTCCGAAATGAAATAAATGTCTGTCTCTATCTGAAACTAATGTAAATCGACTAGCTGTAGGGTTAGCTGACGTAGAAAAACCAGATGTAGATTGTGATGCTCGAATACCTCGAGCTCCAGATGCTCCAGCATTCCACGTAAAAGTTCTACCATCAAATATAGTTGCAACTAATACTTGACCAAAATTATCAAGACTCCAATTTCCTGGATCTAATGTAACGGTACTTGTGGTTCGTTCTGTGCCCCAAGTAGAATCTCCCCATAAATAAGTTCCCCAGCCGTAACCCGTTGTTTGAGTAGTGGGTCCTACTTCAACATAAGGATTAACAGTTGCAGCACCTGCTGCAGTCATGCCTGTTCCTCCTTCTGCTCGTGAAGCTTGTATCGTAAACTTGTCTATATCAGGAACAGTTAATATTTCATAAACTTGTTGTAATTCAGCTGGTGTATAATCTGAAGCAGCTGTTACTGTAACAGCAGAAAGGGTTACATATCTTCCTTTAGCTAAACCGTGAGATCCTTTATTTATAGTTACAGTATTTGAACCATTAACAGTTGTTATAGTGCATCCTGTGATAGCTGTGTCTAATGGAGTAATATCAAAAAAATCATTACCATAGTATAAAAATAAACCTTGAGAGGTTCCTATAGCAGCGTAACGCTCTCCCGCTAGAGAAGTCCAAGCTAATTGCGCTCTCGCTGCGCCTGGTAATGTTTTAGATGCAGCTGTTAATTGTTCCCAACCACCTATTTTTTCAGGTGCGGTATATCTAAAACGTACAAAATCTCCATCTACCCATTGTCCGGGAAGAGCTGAAGGTACGCTCTGTTTATTAAAACCAGGTGCAAAATCTACTTTTTTTAAGGCCATAATAGTGTTATATATTAAAAATATAGAGAATGAAAGATGCAATATAATGTCCTTTGACCATAAAATAACAGATTTAAAGTATCGAATTAATGGATTAGTTCCTAAAAATCTTTGTCAAAAACTAATAGAAACCTTTGAAAAATATTCTGAATTATCAGGTCCAGAGCAAAGTTATAAATATAAAGATAAAAAAATTAAATTAGACAATTTTAACTGTCTAAATTTATCACGAATTACTAATCCCAATAAAGATATAAAAGAAGCTTTAAATATATCTGAAATGTATTTATCAATAATGATAACTAATTATGTTTTACATATTCAAAAAAATATATGTCCTACTTTTGATAATGCTTCTATTAGCAAAACGGATAATATTCGTATTATAAGATACAAAAAAGGAGAATGTATTGAAGATCATACTGATGTAGGAGGAAATATAAGAGCTTCTTGTACTTTAAATTTAAATGAAGATTATGAAGGAGGAGAGTTTAGATTCTTTAATGGTCAAGTAAAAGAGTGTTTTAAAACTGGAGATAGTATGTTGTTCCCTGCAGAATTAATTTGGATTCATGGAACTGAGCCTGTAACAAAAGGTGTTAGATATTCAATAAATTGTTTTTTAGGGTCATGAAATTAGTATATTCAATACCAGATAAACTATATTATATAGAAAATTTTTTAAATTATTCTTCATATAAAAAATTACATTATGATGTATTTAAAAGTAATTTAGTATCATTAGAATCCACAAAAAATAAATGGCATAAAGATTTAAAATATGGTTATACAAATTTTGTTGATAGCACTAAGTTAGATGTTAATTATCCGCCCCTTCAAAAAATAAAAATACTATTGGAAAACAATTTGTTTCATAAATTAAAAATTAAAAATTATATACCGTTAATTCATTCTATGAAAAATGGTTCTGGTATTAATTGGCATGATGACAGTGGACATTTATATGGTATAACATATTATATTAACAGAAGATGGAATCCTATGTTTGGAGGCGAATTTTTATTTACAGATAAAAAATCTAATGGTTTTATACCTTTAATGGGTAATTCATTGGTTATTGTAAAAGCTCCTTTACAACATAAAGTAACACCGGTTACCGGTTCAATAATTCCTAGAAAAACAATTCAAATATTTATACATAAAGAAAAGGAAAAAAATGAAACAAAAAACAGTTAGTATAAATAATTTTATAGGTGTTTATGATAATTACATTACTGAACAAGAATGTAATAAAACTATTAAATTATATGAAGATCAAAACAAATTTGAAAAAACTATAAGTAGACTTAATTCTGAAGGAGTATCTATTTTAAGCAAACAAGATAAACAATTTTTTGCGGGACCAAACAACTTAGATATCTGGTGGGAGCAATTAAAACCCATAATGGTTAATTTTGATATAGCCTGGAGTCATTACTGTGAAACCACAGGAGCAAATGATGCTTATGATGATAAGTTTCATTTCACAGATTTAAAGATTCAAAAAACATTACCTACAGAAGGCTATCACGTTTGGCATATTGAACATAATAAAGGATCTCCTAATGAAAAAAGAGCCTTTGTTTTTTCTATATATTTAAATGATGTTGAAGAAGGAGGTGAAACAGAATTCTTGCATTTTTCAAAAAGAGTTAAACCTAAAAAAGGTAGAATAGTTATTTGGCCAGCAGGCTTTCCATATTTACACAGAGGTAATCCACCTTTGTCTGGTGAAAAATATATTTTAACTTCTTGGCTGTTATTAAGACCGTAATAAAAATAATTTTTTAAATTATGAAGAGTAAGAAGTAGGTCTTGCACCTACTCTAGTAATTTTTTCAGCTTCAGTTTCGCCTTCGACATTATCAGCATCCCACTCACCTTGTAAGTGAGCTAAGTGAACAGCGTCCCATTTAGTGACAAATTGTTGAATATCTATTCCTTCGTCAGCTAAAGAGCAGTGAGGTGTTTCATCTCTGTGTTCTACTTCATCAGAAAGGTTAGAAGTACCTGATTGAATGGCCCAAATATTTGAAAAAGAACCATTTGACCAAAAAGTGTCATCATTAATTACGTATCCAACGCCTTCATTAGCACCTTCTGCATAATTTTTAATTACTTTTTTGTCTTCAAATACTATTGTCCAATTTGCGTTTGTTGCCATAATTTCTCCTAAGTTTTAATTATGTAAATTACTGTTAAATAAGGTTGAAGAACAGAAGTTGCACTTCCTGTATATGAACTTGATGCATTACCAGAACCAGAAAAGTTAGCACTCATGTTGTGAGAGTGTCCACTCCCTGAACCTGCGCTCGCAGTATTATAAGTATTATTTTCAAGATTTCTAGACTGTGCTGTTGGTACAGATGGACTTTGTGGAAAAGGTTGCTGTGCAACAAAACTTCTAAGACTGTGACTGTGAGATGCAAGCTGTGCTGTTGATAAAGTTGCATTTGCTGTTGAACCAGCAACGTTTCCTGTGACGTTAATGTTAGTACCCACATTTCCACTTGAAGCTACAGTATTTGCTCCACCTGTTGAAGCTAAAGCTTTGTTATTAGATTTTCCAACCGGTATGTTGTCAGATAAATTTGGTACGTTAAAAGTAGATGAACCATCTCCAGTTCCATAAGTTGTAGATATAATTGCGAATAATGCAGCGTAAGTTGTTCTTGAAACTGCTTGACCATTACATTCTAAAAATCCAGATGGAACTGATGCTGAAGACCACGGCACAATAGTTGCTGTAGGAATTCCTTCTATACCTGTAAGGTTTGCTCCATCAAAATCGTATTTAGTTGCTTCGTAATTTGACATATTATTTCTCCGTGTAAGTCCATCCTGTTGTAGCGTCGCCTGAATATACTAATCCAAAAGCTGCACCTTGTGTATTAACTACAAGATCAGATGCTGCATTAGCTATATTAGAAGAGTTTA